GGGAGTGATGAGAGGAAGGCCATGAGCCACTATGATTGATTGGAAGTTGCTACAAGTCTCTTGTTCATACATCGCTAGCATATCTTGCTAGCCCATGCTATACTGCAAGCAATGATAACCCTCATCAGGGCTAAGAACTAAACAAACACAAATCACGCGCCATCGAGCCACAATCGATGGTGTTTTTTATTGCACATTTTCGCGGCGGCGGCAGTTGTGCCACACCGCTAACTGAGGTATGTATGGCACAAATTGACACCGATACAGAACAGCAGACAGTAGCACCACCTATTGAGCCCGTTACCGCAACGCCAGAGGTTGAGCGTGTAGCCGTATGGCCTGAGAATGAAGAAGGTATTGAGCGATACATTCCACAGAAGGAAAGAGATGCTATTCCAGCATCAGCGTTTTGTGGTCCACATCGCTCATTTCCGGTGAGAAATCAGAAAGACGTTGATAACGCTGCAAGTTTAGCAGGACACGCAGATAATCCTGATGCTGTTCGAGCATGTATCCGAGGTAAAGCAAAAGCGAACGGATGGAAGTTGCCGGATAGTTGGGAAACAGGCAAAAAAGATGATGGTAGCCGGACAGTAGAATCCACCGACAATCATGAATCAATGACTGATACTCCTGATACCAGCAAAGATGATACCACACGCGCCGTTATGCCAGAGTGCCCCATGCTCTATGTCCCGATCACGCGCATTGACGATCAGAAGTGGGAAGTGGAGGGCATTGCAACCTCCGAGGCCGTAGACAGTTTTAACACGATATTTTCCTACGAAGCCTCAAAGAAAGCTTTTCAGAAGTGGATTGAGCGCACTGCCAATGTACGCGAGATGCACGACAGGAAGGCTGTAGGTAAAGGCGTTGGTGTCCAGTTTGATGATGAGCAAAAACAAGTCATTGTCAGGTTGCGTGTCTCTAAAGGTGCTCCTGACACCTGGACAAAGATTCAGGAGGGCGTACTATCAGGACTGAGTGTTGGCGCTGGCAAGCCCTACACGTGGGAGAGTATCGAGAGGAACGGGCAAACCTATCCTTACCTGACCTCCTATGAGCTGGCTGAACTCTCAGTTGTGGATAATGCAAGCAATCCTGATGGACACGGCCTTTCCATTTGTCGCGCCGATGGTCTGACTGATCTTATCGACGTGACTGAGCCCGAGACACCACCACCAGTTGAGCCTGCTGTCATCGCAACACCAAAAGAGCCAGAGGTAGAGCGTGCGGGTGCACGTCTCTCTTCTGACACACAATCAGCCTTACATGGTGCTCGCGATAGTGCCCTACAAAGCGCGATGCAACTTATGAAAACGTGTGGATGCCCTGATTGTATTGCAATGCGCAACGCTATGGACCCCGACAACGATAATGACGTGGACCTGCCCGGTGCTGATAAGACACTAGACCCTGATCAGGATGCAGGCAAGATGGCTGATCGTATTGCTGAAGTCCTGCTTACGCGCATCACTCAAGAATTACACACGCCAATCACCAGGATGCATGCCATAGCTGGCACCTTTGCCCGTTCACATACTCCTGAGATAGATTTCTCCCCCATTCAAACGAGCCTTGAGACGATTGTGACCCGTCTTGAGACTGTCCCAACTCAATCCAGCCTCGACGAAGTACGTTCCGCGTTGGCGGAAGTAAAAGGTCAGGTGGAAGTGATAGCCAGGCAGCCTGCAAGCGGAGGCCCGATTCTCAACGGCGCTCGTCCAGTGGATAAAACGCTTGCTACCGACCCACGCCCATCACAACTATCGCAACCACAGCAGGAAACAACGCTTGACGTGCTGAACCGGTTGCAACGCATGGGCGCACTCGACACGATTGAAAAACAAGTGGCCGCTGCTGCACTGGCCGCACAGCCGACGCGGGGCCGCACACAATAAATAAGGATAAATAATGGCTATCACTGTACCAAAGGATTCGTTACCGGAAGGGGCGCGAATCGCATCAGGCAACACCAAAGACCCGGTAGGTGTGATTGAGGAAGGCATGGTCGCTGATCGTGACGTGCTCGCGGCTCAAGCCGAACGCTTCGCCGCGCAACGCATGAGTGGAGCACAAACGTATCAGGAGGGTGCGAACTTCTCGCCTGACATCATTGAACGAGTCAGAACAAATACCTACCAGGGCATTACGAACTTCAACAAGGAAACCATTGTTGCATTGCAAGGTGGTGAAATCACTCGTGATGGTACCTTTGCTGGCAACAATGCCAACTTCACGGGCTACTACTTAGAGCCTGCCGCCAAGTTTGTCATTCCACAGATGACCCCGCTACTCAACATGACGCCACGTGACCCAATGCCCGGCATTGATACCATCAACTGGCGTACAGTATTGGACTACTTCGGTGGTACAGGTCCAACCGTCGCAGGTGCCGCTGTACAGCAGTTTGGCACACCATCGGCGCTTTCCTATCAGTTCGCTAGCCTGTCCAACGTCGCCAAGTTGCTTGCATACCGTGACGTGGTATCGTTCGAGAGTGAGATCTACGGCAAAATGTGGCAGGGGGATGTGCGCGCAACCGTTGCGGCTAAACTTATCCCGGCCCTGATGCAAGAGGAAGAGTTCTGGCTCATTAACTCAGGACAGCGGTTATGGTCCCCACCTCCAGTAGGCGGTCTTACTACTGCCACCACTGGCGGATTGTTAACCGCTGGTACGTACTGGATTCTTGTGACAGCGCTCAATGCAAACGGTGAAACACTGGCCTTTGGTGGTGCAACAGCAGTTGCCACGTCCATTGTGACCACAGGCTCGACCAGTACCATCACGATGAATATCAACTGTGTACCATCGGCTACGAAGTATCAGGTGTACGCAGGCATTGGTGCAACACAGCCAGCTAACTCTGCCATGTGGCTCCAGGGTAGTGCAACCCAGTTCATTGGTGGCTCCGCGAACACACTGAACCAGCCTGCCAACACTATCCGACAAGGCTACTTCACCGTTACCCTTGGACTGGCTGCGGCCCTTACTTCTGGTACGGCTTATTCTACAGTGGTCACGGCTACCAACACGGCTATTGTGGTCAAGTCCACTGATGCCAACACGTTGAACATGCCATTGACTATTGATGGCGCGCAGGCCCTCATCTACAACACCTATGGCACTCCCGGCTCACTCGGTATCGCTGGTGAAACGCCAATTATTGCGATGCCATCGGCGACCAATGGCGCACTTGCCCTTGCTGATATTGATACTGTCCTGGAAAATATGTACCTCAGTGCCCACGCTGATCCCGAGTACATGTTTGTTAGCATCAAGGATCACAAAAAGCTCTCTAATCTTGTGGCAGCAGGTACGAACTTCCGCGTCACTCAGCAGATCGGTGATGGCATGTCCCAGTTGACAGCAGGCCAGCGCGTGACCAAATACATCAATCAGACCACAGGCAAAGTGATTGATGTGATTATGCTGCCCTACCTGATGCAAGGCACAATCATGATCGGCTCCTTTACCATCCCCTTCCCTGTATCCGCCATTGACAAGCCTCCATTCCGCGTTGGTGTCAATCGTGAGATGTTCGCTGTAGAATACCCGCCTGACCAGTCTCACTGGACGCAGTGGGGATACGCTGCTTACATCAACATTACGCTCATCAACCAGTTTTTAGGTGGATGGAGTTTAATCACTGGAATAAGTCTTAACTAGTGTATTACGTGTATCATTCAGATACAGTGAGATAGGAGTACGTTATGACACTTTCATCCGGTCCAACACCGACTGATAGTGCGGGTGCTCGTGCAGGCGCTACCGGGTGGGCACCCGGTGCGGGCGTACTCCCGGTTCAATTGGGTACGCCTGTTGCCGACAATACGGCGGGTGCTAGTGGGCAGAAGTCGGCACCCATGATTACACAAACCACCATTACTGGAACGGCTACCGGAAGTGCAAGTGCAAGTATCATGGCGGCTGGTGAGTTGCGCGTGGCATTGGAGCCATCGCAACTCTTCCAGGATGGCTTTGATACGGCAACTTTGGACATCACCAATAAATGGCTTGCCCCTGTAGCTGCGGGAGGTGGAGTAGCTGCCAGTAATACTTTAACAAACACGCAATTGGGTACGGGAACAACCATTTCAGGCTACTCGTATCTGGAAAGTGCGGTATCATTCCCGCCAGCTAACCCTGGCTGGCTGCTGTTCTATACGGGTGTTAACATCGTTTGGCCTATCGTCGCCAATCAGTACTTCTTCTGGGGAATGGGCACCAGTCCAGGCAGCCCTACGGCGGCGGCTCCT